ACCAGTATCTCACCTAATGAGCTACTAAAATGCGACCCTGCCATATATGCAGCTATAAAGTTTATACTGCAGGAGCAGGCTCAGACGCGTAATACGCCGTCTATATCAAGAAGGAGGCGGTGATGGCAAGAGCTAGCGAATCTATATTAATCGCTGATTTTGATAAATTAATAAAAGAGCTTAAAGCCATAAATCCTCAATTACGAAAAGACTTTAATAAAGGGCTTAATGAAGCTGTAAAGCCTATGCAGAAATTAGCTAAGACTTTTGTCCCTGGTACTATTCAATATCAAGATAGAGACGTTTTTGCTCAACAGCCGCCTACTTATACATCTCCAGCCTGGATAAATGACAAGGTACATAGATCCAGAGATCCTCTACGATGGACGTGGCAACCAGCCCTAGTAGCTAGAGGTATAAAAATTAGACGTACCACTATTAATAAAGTCCCTTTTGGCTACAATAAAGTAGCAGTAGCAGCCTTAGCGCTAGTTAATAGCACACCTGGAGGCGCTATCTATGAACTAGCAGGAGCTGGTAGTGCATCATCCCAGGCTAAGACGAAAAGCGTATCTCGTAACTATAAAGCTCAGGACGATTTTAGGGTTTTCTTTCCAAAAGTAGCAGGCGCTCCAAAACGCCTTATTTATAAGGCTGAGGCCGTTTTAGGCGAAAAGGTACGTGCCGATATTGCTAAAATAATAGACCAGCGTCTATATAAATTTATACGAGGTGTCCGCTAATGGTAATGGGTCGTAAAGAGGTAGCGGTCGATTTCATTACGCGCCTAAAAGATAAAGGCTTTAAGGATCTCGATAAGAATACAAAAAAGTCTATAAAAAGCCTGCAGAAATTCGGTAAGACTCTAGGCGTAGCTTTAAGTGCTACTGCTTTAGTGGCTTTTGTAAAAAAATCTACTCAACAATTTTCAGAGCTAGAAAAATCTACAAAGCGTTTAGAATCCGAGTTAGGTAATTTAGGCCTAGCCTTTGCTACATCTTTAGCAACTGACTTTACTCGTAGCCTTGCTCTAGCAACAGGTACATCGCAAGATAAATTAGTGCCTGCTCTGCAAAAATTAGTCCAGACGACAGGTGAATTAACTAACGCACAAAAACTATTAAGTTTAGCGACAGAAATAAGCAATAGAAAAGGTTTAGAGCTTGAACAGGTTACGAACGCCTTATCTCGCGCTTTTGTAGGAGACTTTAACGCTTTAGTAAAACTTAGAATAGGTTTTGAGAAATCTGCGTTAGAGGGTAAGAATTTTCAGGACGTATTAAAAGAATTAAATACAACCTTTGGCGTGCGTCAGGCCGATACTTTTGGCACAAAGATAGATAAATTAAAGGTAGGTTTTGAGGAAGCGCAGATAGCTTTAGGTAAAGGTTTTGTCGAAGGCCTAGAAAAATCAGGTATGAGCGTCGAGGAATTGCAAGAAAAAATGATAGAGCTAGGTGAAAAGTTAGGCCAGGCACTAGGCAAGGCAGTGACAGCTATAGATAAACTACAGCGTAATCTAGAGAATCTATCAAAAAATAGAGCCGTAATATTTACCTTAGATTTATTAGATCGCCTATTAGGTATTGAGTACGGCGATGCTGGTAGAGCTGCAGATAGAGAGACCGCTGCACGTATAAAACAACTGCAGGCCTACGTAAAACAATTAGAGGTAGCAGGTAAAACACAAAAATTAAAAGAGGCAGAGGCTGCACTAGCAAAAGAAATCGCAGCACAAAATAAAAAAGACCAAGAGGCAGAGGCGCGTAGAAAGAAGCGCGAGTCACTAGAAAATAAAACTAGGTTTCGTTTTGATCAGGATTTAATAAATCTTACCGCCGCTTTACGCAGAGATATAAGCGCTAAAGACAAGTCTAGGGCTATAGAGCTTTTTAATCTAAAGAAATCAGAATATGAGACAGAAGTAAACGCTATTAAAACTTTAGAGAATACACAAAAAGGATATTACGATTTACTACTTAATAACGAAAAGGTTATAAGTGAGACTCGCACCATAGCTAAAACAAAGGTTATACAAGAAATCGAGGAAATAGCCACAGCTGCAACGAATCTAACTAAAAAAGAGTATACGCTCAAAATCGATACTAATACCTCTCAGATAACTGCAGATTTAGCAAAAATCCAGGCAGCGATGGATAGATACCAGGCGCAAGTAACGTCAGCTCTAGCGCCTATTTATAGTGATCCTATATTTACTAAAAATATAGTCGAGGGTCTTAGTATCAGTGAGAAGCAACTGGTCGATAGTTATATGAGATCAGGCGGTCAAGGTGTCCTAGTTAATCCTTTCAGACCAGACGTAGACTTAAATCCTATTATCGCCCAGATACAGGAGCGCGAAAGAATTTACAATGCAGCTAGGGGCGCTTATAAAGCTATAACGCCACCTGAGGAGCTAGGCCTAACCGCTAATACCTCTTTTATGGGAACAGGTAATACAGGCGGCACGGTCGTTAACGTTAACATTAATGGTAGCCTAATCTCACAAAATGATTTAGTAGCAGCTGTTACCGATGCCGTTTATGCAACACAGCGGACAGGTAACAGCCTTATTATCGAGCAATAATGACTACTGGCGCGGTATTTACCTGCACTATCGACTTTAGTAACGGTGCTAACTTTGACCCTAGCCTAGTCTTGGATGATCCGTCGACACCGCTAGACCAGTCAGTATTAGGTACTAGCGCATCTGACATCGTAGACGTTAGTCAGTATTTACTTAGAGCAGCAATACGCAGAGCATATAACCGTACCTCGGATAGTTTTACCGCTGGTAATGCTGCAGTTAGATTAATTGATCAGACAGGATTATTTAACCCTGCTAATACATCAAGTGCTCTATACGGCAAAATTTTACCAATGCGTAAAATACGTTTTACTGGAACCTTTGCAGGTCAGGAATACGCTTTAGGATCTATGTATATCCAGTCTTGGAAATATACTAGCCCTACAGGTTTTGATCCTGCCTACGTAGATCTTAACTGCGTCGATGGATTCCAATTACTTAACCTCGCGTCTATATCTACGGTCACAGGCGGTACAGCTGGACAAACTACAGCGCAACGTATTAGCAGTATTTTAGATGCGGCTGACTGGCCTGGAGGTATGCGCTCTATATCTACGAGTAGTACCACTACGGTGCAGGCCGATACAGGTAGTACTAGGACGGCTTTAGCTGCCTGTCAAATAGTCGAGGCTACAGACCTGGGCGCTTTTTATATTAATCAGCAAGGCTACGCTACTTTTAAGTCTCGTAATGACATTATCTTAGCCTCTGGCGGTACGGCGACCGTCTTTAGCGATACTGGAGCGCCTAACACGATTACCTATCAGCGCGTATCTTTCGATTTATCAGATTTTGGATTAGTAAATAGCTGCACCGTCACGCGTACTGGGGGCACGCCTCAAACAGTCAATAGCCTAGATAGTATCGATACTTTTTTTAAGCATAGCCGTAATCGCAGCTCTATAGCGCAGACCGATACGGATGCCTTAAATCAGGCGCTTATGATCGTAGCAAGTCGCCAGGAGGTAGGTGCAGATTTACGTATGGAAAATCTAGTAATAGACGCCTCCGATGGAAGTAATACTGCTCGCGTGACTGCAGCTTTAGAGCTAGACGTCTTTGATCCTATTAGCGTTATACAGTCATTACAGGGAGGTAATGTCGAAAGCGATACCGTTATAACAGGGGTCGCCTATGACATTACGCCTAGTTCATTTTTTACTACTTTTACCACCGCGCAACCGTTCGCGAGTGGCTTCGTGCTAGACTCTCTGGTAGATGGCCTACTAGATGAGGACTCGCTCGCTTATTAAGGAGAAATATGGCTACATTTAACACCGGTCAAGTATTAACCGCGGCTGCGATGAATTCTATAGCGAACATAACGTTAAGAGCTGTTACTACTACGAGTGATACTTTTGTATTAACAGATGCGGATAATAAGTTAATAACATATTCAAGTACTAGCGCTACTACTATAACCATACCTCCTAACAGCTCAGTAGCTTTTACTACTGGCTCTATCATTAACATTATTAAAATAGGTGCTAGCGGTACTTGCAGCATCGTACAAGGTTCAGGCGTTACTATTGCTAGTGCTGGAGCCGTCTCTACTAGCCCTACCATTACATCTGCATTTAAGGCCGCATCGTGCATCAAAGTAGGTACCGATAGCTGGTATGTCGTAGGTGGTATTGCTTAATGCCTATCTTGGGTATTATTGCAAGTGGTGAGACTATCGCCGTACCTTTAGAGGTCGAGTATTTAGTCATAGCAGGCGGCGGTTCTGGCGGTGATAATCGCGGCGGTGGTGGTGGTGCTGGCGGTTATCGTTCAAGCGTTACTGGAGAAAATTCAGGCGGCGGCGCAAGTCCAGAAAGTAAATTAACATTAAGTAAATCAACCAACTACACCGTAACAGTCGGTGCAGGCGGTACATTTTCAGCTAATGGTAGTAATTCTGTTTTCTCTACTATTACATCAACAGGCGGCGGTCTAGGTGGCCGTCTTTTTGGTAATGGCTCTACTGGTGGTTCTGGTGGCGGTGGATCAGCTGCGTTATCTGGTCAAACTGGCGGCGCTGGCACAGCTAATCAGGGATTCGCTGGTGGTAATGGCGGTAACTTTAATATTAATAGCTCTAGCGGCGGTGGCGGTGGTGGTGGCGCAGCGCAAGTCGGCGTAACTAATTCTGGCAATTCAAGTAATGGTATGAACGGCGGAAACGGCGTAGCCTCATCTATTACTGGTTCATCTGTAACTAGAGGCGGCGGAGGCGGCGGTGGTCAGGGTAGCGGAGGCGCTACAGGAAATGGTGGTACAGGAGGCGGCGGTAATTCTGGTAATACTGGCGTATCAGGAACGGTTAACACTGGCGGCGGTGGCGGTGGCTCCGAACAAAATGGAGCTAATGGTGGTAATGGCGGTAGCGGTGTAGTTATTTTAAGATACCCAACTGCTGCTGGAACTATAAGTATCGGTGCAGGCTTAACAGGATCTACCTCGACAAGCGGCTCAAATACTATCGCAACAATTACAGCTGGTACAGGAAATGTGAGCTGGTCATAATGGCACATTACGCATTTTTAGATAAAAACAAACTAGTCACTGAGGTTATTACAGGCGTAGATGAAAATGAATTAATAGATGGTTTAAGTCCTGAGATCTGGTACGGTAATTTTAAAAATCAAACCTGTAAGCGTACGTCTTATAATAATAAAATACGTAAACAATATGCAGGCATAGGTTTTACTTACGATTACATTAATGACGTTTTTATAAAGCCTCAGCCTTTTGCTTCCTGGACTTTAGATAGCAATTTTGACTGGCAGCCTCCTACACCTAGACCTAATGGTGATTTATGGAGATGGAACGAATTTACTTTAACCTGGGTTGAGATAAGCCTTTAATAATGGAGACAAGCGCTAACGGATGGCCTGCATCTGCAGATCCAGAGGCTATAGATATAGTTCGTAAGCGCGTTCCAGGTACAGATCTAAAGCTACGTGTAGCTAAACCTGTAGCGCCTTTATTAATTGGTTTTGCTGCAGAATTTCATAAGCTAGTCGAGCCTATAGACGAGGGTAAAACCCTGGACGACTGGGGCTATTGCTATCGCAAGGTCAGAGGATCTAATACCGTAGTCTCTAATCACAGTAGCGGTACAGCTATAGATCTTAATGCTACTCAGCATCCGCTAGCAGCTGTAGGTACTTTTAATGACGAGCAAGTAAGAGTAATTAATCGTTTATGCCGTAAATATGGTCTAAGATGGGGCGGTAATTATCGTAATCGTAAGGATGAGATGCATTTCGAGATAGCTCTAAATGCAGTGCAAGTCAAAACCTTAGTAAAAGGTTTAGAGATGGAGACCGATGAAGGCGAAACAGAATAAACAAGTAAAAACAGCTTTAGAGGTATCTGCCTCCTGGGGTAGAGCAGCTCTTAGCGCTGCATTAGCTTATTACTTAGCTACTGGCGATATGACTGTAAAAGGTCTAGCTAGCGCTGCAGCCGCTGCGATTCTGCCTCCTTTAATGCGTGTGCTAAATCCTAAGGA